AGCTCCGTGTTCTTCGGGTCAAGCTTCAGCAGCTTGTTTACGTCCTTCAGTGAGGACTGCGTAGTCTGCAGGCTGCGGTCGACCTTCTTCAGGGAGTCCTGCAGCTTGGTGGTGTCGCCGCCGATCTCAATGGTGATGCCTTTGATTCTTCCGCTTGCCATCTTTTATTCCTCAAAAGCGGTCGAAGTCTTCCTGCGTGGCGACGTAGTCATACTTCTCCGCGTCGTTTCCGTGCTCGATCATCATGTCGACGACCATGCCATAGTCCAGCACCGCCAGATCCGACATGTGGAGCCCCATCTGGAAGCACCGGAGCAGATAAACGCCCGTCGTGTACTTCCTCTCCGTCAGGCGTCCGCGTCTTTTGGGTCCGACAGTGCCGCCTCGTTTCCTTCGTAGATCGCGCTGATCAGTCCGACGTTGTTCTCGATGTCGGCGCCGGCAAGGCCTGCGAGCCATTCGTAATAGTCGTCCATCGTCAGCTTGAAGAGCTCCGCCTGCGGCTTGTCGTGCTGGGCGGACATGATGAACGCCATCATGCCGTACAGCTCAACGATGGCGCCGTTGTCCTTTTGGTTCTCGACCCTTGCCGAAAGAAAATCCTTCTTGAAGGTCTTACGAAAAAGGACGGGGCTCAGCCCGTTAGCGGTCAAGCCCCGTTTGATTCCTCCCAAAGTGATGTAGCCCGTCATGTGTTCCCCTCCTTAGATCAGGCCGTCGGAATGTAGACAGCGGCCGTGAACGACTCGTAATCCGCATCCGCCGTGTCCTTCGTGGTTTCGGACTTGACCAGGTACGCATCAAGCGCCGCCACGTAGATGCTCTTCGCACTCAGGTTGACGGTCTCGGTCTGCGGCTCGATGGTCTCGTTCTTGGTGGAGCCGGAGACCTCCGGGCGGCCGCAGGTGCAGTTGTACAGGACATGTCGCGTCGCGTTCTGGTCGCCTTCGAACTGGAAGATCAGCGCGAAGTGGATCGCCTGCGCGTCTGCGTCCTCATAGACCACGTGCTTGCTGTCCTCGACATAACCGAGGATGTCCTTCTTGAAGCTGTCGGTCAGCCTTGCCATCTCCAGCGAGCCGGAATAGCCGTTGTTCGCGCTGCCGACCCAGTACTCGATGTTGTCAGCGTAGAACGGGCTTCTCTCGCCCTCTGCCGACAGGGACAGGGACACAGCGCCCGGGAATGCGACAGGCGTGCCGAATGTTGCCGACCCGTCCGTAGCGATCGTGGCCACGGCGTAGTAGACATTCTTGAGACCATATTTGATCTTGTTCTCTGTGTTGGGCATGTTATACCTCCGTGATGACCGCGTCGAACTGGTACGTGGTCATGTGCATGTGTTCGCTGTCGAGGAAGCCTTCGTTCCGGCTCCATGTGATCCCGGCATTGGCCAGGACGCGCTCGACAGTCGCCTCGAGTGCGAAGTCCTTCTGCTCCGTGTAGAGCTCGAACTGGACGCGCTCGATCTTCTGGTAGTTGCTGTTGTCAGCATAGGCGTCGTCACTCTGTGCCATGATGAAGCACAGGAACGGCGGCGCCTGCTTGGTGTTGTTATTAAACTGGTAGTAGGCGGACGGGATGCCGACCGCTGCGGCCAGATCGGCCACGTCCTGAAATGTCATGATTGAATCCTCTCGATCACGGCCTTCTCGAAGCTGTCGATGGTCTGCTGTTCCACGGTCGCGATGTGCGGATAGGCTCTGACGCTCCCGAAGGTGCGCCCGGTGCCGTTCCGTGATACGTGGCCGAACTCGAGCAGGTGCGGGAGCCCCGGCTTGCCGTTGTAGACGGTCGCCGTGGTGAACAGCCGCCCGCGCTCGATCTCGACCTTCCAGCTTCTGGCATACTTGCCGCCGGTCCTGCTCTTCGGGCTGGTGCTTCGGAGCTCCTTCTGTGCGGTCTGCGCCGCGGTGATGACTGCCTGTGCCGTCCCCTCCGTGACGCTGTCGCCGTAATCAGTGAGGATGTCCTCGAGTTCAGCCGCCAGACGATCCAGCGGTATCTTCTTCGCCATTGGTGCCGCCCTTCCGCTCGCAGTAGAGCTCCATGTTGTCGCCTCGCGCCAGATAGGTGCGGTAGACAGCGTAGCTGTTCCCGTGCCAGATGACCTCGCGCTCGCTGTTGTAGTCAGCCGCGAAGACGGTGAAGCGCATCTCCGGGTTCAGCCCGTTGCGGCCGCCCTCGAAGAACTCCGTCGCCGTGACGCTGTCCACCTGCGCGTATACGTTCCGCGTGGTCTTCACCGGCTGGTAGATGCCATAGGAGTCGCGGATGGTCGTCTCGCTTACCAGCGTGATCACATCGCTCCTGTCCATTTACACCTCCCAGACGGTGTAGCCCGTCCGCGTCCGCAGCTGTGCTTTCTGCTCGTCGTATGACCGCTTCAGCTCAGCGTATCTGTCCGGCTCTCCGAAGTTGGCGAGGAAGTAGGTGATCGCCGCCTGCTCCGCCAGTGCTGTGCTGTCTTCCGGAAGGACCACGCCTGCACAGCCAAGGTCCTGGAACGCAGCGTTCAGCAGCCTTTCGACCTCACTGTCGAATACGTCAGTGGTCATCCTTCGCGCCATCTTCGCCGCGCTGATCAGTTCCTCTGTTACCTGCATGGCTTGCCTCCCAAAAGTCTCTTGTTACCACAATGTGGCCGTAATGCCCGAGCGGGATGGAAGGGTCGCACATGACCTTGTAGCCGCACTGACGCGCACGCCAGCAGAAGGACAGGTCCTCACCGGTCCCGCCGATCGGCGTGAACAGCTTTCCGAACCGTCCCTTCACGTCAAGGATCACGTCCGTCTTCATGAGCACGCAGCCGAAGCCGCAGCCCTCCACCTCGAACAGCCCGGAGTCAGGTGCCGGCACGTCCCACAGCTCCTGCCATGTGCACCGGTCCTGCTCGTCGAACTCTATCTTCTTATAGAGCACCGGCGAGTAGTTGCCCGTCCTCCGATAGTAGACGCCGGTCAGTATGTCGAGGTCGTTCTCGTCCATGGTCTTCATCATGCCCCGGAGAAGTCCCGGGTCGAAGATCATGTCGGAGTCAAGCCACAGCATATAGTCGGCGTCCATCTTGACCGCATGGACACACAGCGTCTCCCTGGACATGTAGACCAGGGAGCCGATGTTGAACATTACCTTCGTGTCGTCCACGCTCTGGAGCATCGCCAGTGACTGGGCGAAGCGTGCCGGAACGGTGTCCATTGACGGAATAGCCACAAGTATCTTCTTTGCGTGGTGCTCCATATGTTCCCCCTTATTTGATTAGTGCTTGACGCGAACGAAAGCACCCGGAGCCACGACGCCAAGAGCGACATACTCACGGCCGATCACGCGGACGAGGTCCTGCGTGGCGAGCGTGGTGTCGTCGTACTTCATGCCGATCTCTTCGCCGGCAGGGAAGTTGGCAAGCGCACCGTGGTCAAGGTCGCCGACGATCATCCACGTGACGCCAGTGGTCGCAGCGCTGAGCGCGGAGATGCTGTCATTGAACACGACCGGCAGGCCCTCGAACGGGTCAGCGCCGTAGCCGTTAGCGTACTGGACGTTCTTGAACGCAGCCCAGGTCAGCTTGTTCATCATGATGCAGGGATTCGTCGCTTCGTCGGACAGGTTCGCGATCGCGGACGCCACGAGGCCCATCGTCGCCTGGGTCGCCGTGATGGCCGGCTGACCGGGAGCGGTCGTGGTGCTGGTGACGGGAGCCGAAACGATAGCAGCCACCAGGGTGTCGGCGGCCTTCTTCGCGATCCTGTAGGTCAGCTCGTCGTAGATGTAGCGCAGGAACGCCTCGCCGCGCATGTCGTAGGCTTCGTCGGAGATGGAGATCCACTTCTTGATCGCCTTCGGGACGAGCTCCACAACGCCGAGGACCAGGGTCTCTTCGGAGACGGTGACGCCTTCGGTATGCACGACAGCGTCGGAGCTGGAGATCTCGAATCCGACCTTCAGGTTGCCCTTCAGGTAGGACTTGCGGACGCGGCTCATGATGCCCTCACGCTCCCAGGCGGTCTTGACGATGTCATAGACGAGGGTCGGGACAGCCACGGTGCCGCCGGTGGTGTTCTCGGTCAGCAGGGCGCGGCACTCAGCGTCGTCGCCGCTCTTGATGTACTCAGCGAACGCATTGATATACTCTTTCGAGCTTCTGATCTCTTCGTTGGTCATGATCTTTCTTTCCTCCACGGGTTTGAAGTTCTTTGTGACCTCACCCTCGCCCATGGCGACGGCGTCACGGATCGCGGCACGCTTTTCCTCGGCCGCTTTTCTTGCCTCAAGTTCTGCTTTGATGCCCTCGGCCTCACGGGTCAGAGCATCGAGGTCTGCCTCAGGCGCGTCGATTTCTGCCGCGATGGCAGCCCGGCGTTCCATCAGCGCCTCAACGGACATTTCCTTAAATTCCATTAGATGTCCTCCGTTAAGAGTCTGATTTTCAGTTTCTTCTTGAGCCGCTCGCGTTCCTCCCGCTCCAGTCGCTCCGCTATCTCTTCCTCGATCACTCCGTCGAAGAAGGCACGGGTCGCCACGCTCAGCTCTGTGTGCGGATTCGCCGGAAAACTCACAGGTGAGACGTCAAACACCTTCGAGATCCGGTGGATCGTGCGTGTATGCGTCGCCTTGTCGTAGGAGTCCCCACCCTCGGCGACGGTAAAAGCAAACGACATTTTGGGATAGTTCCCGGCTTCGATGTCCGCGAACACCTCCCGTGCCGCATGCGTTTTACTGAGGTCTGTGCGCTGCCCCAGCCCGTGGTCGTCATACCACAGCTGGACAGTGCCTGCAGAGGACCGCGCGTAGACGCGCCCCTCATGGTCGATACGAAAAACGACGTCCGTGAGGTCTGCCTCGTCGAACGCCGTCGGGTCGATCTTCTCGATATAGTCCACGCCGTCTCGCGTGAACAGCACATAGGGCTCATAGGTCGAGGCGTATCCCTCGACGATGTAGGACCGCTCCTCCGCGTCCGCCGTCTCCGGCTGAACGATGCGGAGCTCCATCGCCCTGTATTCTCTGTCATTCTTCATTGGTCGCCTCCCCGCCGGTGTCCTTACCGACGTTGTAGTACTCGCCGCGGATCGGCATCTGATCGCCGATCTCTGCCGGAAGCGGCGGCAGGTTCCAGATCTCGCGGATCTCGTTCCTGGTCATCAGTCCACGGTCCGCCATCTGAGCGCTGACCGCCAGCTTGTCACTGTTGGACAGGTACTGCAGGCGGTTAGATGTGACCGTGACGAGATTCCCGCTCGACTGTTCGCGGAAGGTGAACAGCATCCTCGTGAGCACCTCCGACAGTTGAACAGCAAAAGGTTCCACGGAAGACTCATAGAAAGCCGCCCATGCGTCGCCGTAGGCCTTCGCCTGCAGGATGTCCTCGTTGACGTTGAAGTACTCGCAGACATTGTCTTTGATGATCTTCATCTGGTCCGCATCCACCACCCATGGCTTCACGTCCACCTGCTTGATGTCCTTGTAGGTGTTCGGGAAGAGGAGCAGGCCGCCGCCCTTCGCCTCGCGGGAGAGGTTGTACTGGGTAAAGCGCTTCCGCTCCTTCGCCAGATCCTCGTCGGTCGCGAAGTTGGACAGCTGTGCATAGAAGCGATAAGCCGCCGCGCTCTTGACGCCTTCCTCGATGCCCTGGTTCTGGATGTTGATCAGCTCCATCGTGGGGAACAGTGCCGCATTCGTTTCGCCGAAGAAGTCGTTCCTGTACTGGTGCGTGACCATCACCCCGCAGGCGTCCATCTCTATCGCGGCATGCTGCCCCCACGAAAACTGGTAACGTAACCATGGTCTGCCCTGGTACTGCACGACCTCGCACCTGTCAGGCACGGGCGTGAAGATGCCGGAGACCTCGCCGTAAACGTCGAACACGGGAACGATGAAGGCTGTGTTGTTAATGTCGAGGATGGTAGACAGCCGCGAGAGGAACTGGCTCCACGTCTGCAGCTGGTTCGGTCCGTGCTTCAGCTTGTTCAGCAGTGCCGGCTTCGCGGCGCCCTGGAATACCACGTTCAGCTTCGACATGTGCGCCGCTCTCGCATGGATCGCCGCCCGGATCAGCTCAGACTCATACAGTCCGCCGGAGAACGATGTGAAGCGCGGCGTGTATCCGTTGAGCATGCGGAAGATCTCGCCGCTGTTCCGTACCTTGTCCGGCTCCTTCGGTCTGTGTCCGAAGAGAAAATCAAAAAGTCCCATGTCAATGTCCTCTGTTCTTCAGCTGCTCGCCGATCTCCGCGCAGTACTTCTGCCGGACTGTTAACGCATCTAAGAGTGCGGCGACGCCATCAACGTGCAGGTTCGGCGACAGCTTCACGAGCTTGCCGCGTCCTCGTTCCGCGCTCATCTTGATGGCGCTGTTCAGCAGGTGTGCCTTCAGCAGGTCGTTGTCCCCGATGCGGATCTTTCCGTCCTCGAGCAGTCCCTGCGCTTCCTGGATGACTCCGAAGAGGTTCTCGCCCTGGTAGACGTCGTCACACTGGAAGCCGTAGGCCTGCAGGTCCTGCACGAGGTAGTTCGCGCTGTAACGGTCGTAGCCGATCTTCAGCGGGAGCACCTTCAACTTCTCCACGAGGTCCACGAACCACTGGTAGCAGTCCCTGTAGTTCACGAAGTTGCCGCCCGATGGCGTCAGGATGCCGCGCTGGATGTACGCCTGATAGGGTATCCCGTCCCGCTGTGTCGCCTCGTCTATCTTCTCCGCAGGCAGGAAGAAGTGCTCGATCACGTACAGGACGCCGTCCTTCTCGATC